GGCAACCACGGCGCACCAACTACTCACTACACCCCCTCCTTGCGGAGATTTAGTAGTGAGCTGAGCGTTCAGATACGCTTAAAGACTTATACCTGGTAGTTATTTAAGATAACGCCAAATTATCCAATGTCAAAAGAGACAAGTCTATTTGGAAGCGTGATTGGAAGAGACGTGTTACCACAAAATCTCTCCTACAACCATGTCCCTCCTCAAGAACAAGAATGACCAAGTTCCTTTGGATGAACATCCATCCCTTATAAATGATACCATATCGCCGGAGCACCAAGCTCTCAGCTCTACGCTCTACCTTATAAGGAGAAATGGGTGGTTTAACCAACTCCTCCAAAGACAGGTCGAGTCTACACGAAGCCTTCGAAAACCAGACCACATATTCTAGATGCATTTTTACAAATGAACCCAGATGACTCTCAAGAAGATCCTCAGATTCTTCTGCCCACAGGGCCCTGACTGAAGACACCGAATATTCATCGATGTCCTTTGGTCGAACCAGGTCGAGCAGATAAGAATACAAGAGGCCCTTTTGATAACATGATAGGATACCCATAGGATACCCAAACCATAAGTCAAGTGGTATAGGATTCGAGCCGCTGGGAGAGACTAGCATAAGAGCTAATCTCTTCCATCTATTAGTTAGTTGGGAAATACACTTTGGTGATAACCCTTCTTCCTTAGACAAACGAGAATAAACCTTATAACCAGCGCCTTTGAGGCGGAAGCTGTTCTGCGGATTAGTCCCCAGGACAGAAAAGACAAATGAAGCCGAAAAGCCATGCAACGAGCGAATGAGAGGAATCGATACTGGACTTGCGTCCGTACGATCCGCTCTATGATTCCGCATAATAAAGCGCTTAGCAAATTCGCAACAGCCTTTATCCGACACCAGTGACTTCTCTTTAGAAATAACTCCACAACATTGCTGCATCATAAGTTTATACTGTTCGGCGACGAGGGCGTCCGCTATGACTATGTCGTCACCCAAGATGGCATAGTCGTAGAATCGCCTGTCCGGGTATATCACAGCAGCCGACATCCACACGATCATATGATGAACGAGAGTGAACATGGACCACGATGAGTAGTAACCCAAAGGTTGACCTTGCAAGAATATGACATGCTTATTGATTTGCTTGCCATTCCGTCTATCGGGTGTCAAGAATGGTATCTTGGTTAATACCAAGTACCATGCCTCGCCAACGTCAGGTCCGAAAAGGCTTGATAAAGTTTCTTTAAGCAGTATAGCTGGCAATAGGTCAGTGGCAGATTTAAGGTCAAAGGAATACAATTCCTTTTTACCAGAAAGCCTTTCCAAAGGCCGGAGTTGATCATACGTTCCATCAGTTGGTAACATAGACAACAACTGCATGGACCAATCATGTACTGGACGAACCATCGTCTGCAATATAGGATTAGTCATGGCGAATACTCGCACCTTTCCACTTCCTTCTAGTTTACGCCCAAGTTTCCCGATATTTAGTTGAGTATACTGAAAGTCGCCCCATACGGTTGAACCGCAAGAAATAAGACTAATCATGTATTTCCCAAAGTTTTCCAGCCAAATGGACTTGGTTATCTTAAATTGATGAGTAGATCTAGGATAGATCGTCATCTGGTTAAAGAAAACCTCTCCCGCCTTTTGAATTTCGAACTCATCCCACCAAGTGAGAAGAGCAAGAGCATCTAAGGGTAGAGTATGATACGGTGTTAACCTGTCATAAAGTCCGGGTCCTAAACAGCTCAAGTAAGACTCTGCAAAGGGTCTCATCGAACTATTTGGACCAGATGAAAATAGCGGTTTAAACTTATACCCCAATTCCAAGGGTAATTCTAAGAAATCGGGCAGGTAGAAAGATATTAAATCATTGGAAAAGGCCTTGATGTACAAACATACTTTGGCCAAATCCTCTTGATAAATATCCCTCTTCGACTCGATGGTAGAAGAATCTAATCTTAAGCCACCTTTTGGATGCACTAAAATCATCCGAGATAGTGTGCAAATTGACAACACTATCTTGACAACTAGCGGATCCGCATCACCCCGTAACCGCCTTCTATAGGCGGGAGGGATCAGTCGAGGAATTCCTGATCGGGTTAAAGATACATAGACTTTACAACTCGGTCGATCCTCAGATCTACCACCGACGTACCATTGCAGGCAAAAGGCCACCTGCTTCAAATATTGGCCAGTGAAGAGAGGACCGGACTTCCGGTACAATCTACATATCTCTCTACTCATATGATATACCGCAAGACAATCTCCTTTAGACAAACCACCAGTGACGCATAACAGAACTTTTGTTAGAAGCCCCATCATGCGCCGAGTGCTTTCCATAGCACTCCGCCATCCCCGCGATCCGATGCGCTCTATTAGTTTAAAAAGGTTGAAATCTTTCATAATCTTTTAATCTAGTAGAGGTAGCAGGGAATGCGAGAAACTCGCCTTGACTTAGGTCCAGAGCCAATCACTTGGATAGATATCTAAGAGGGTTGGCGCTTGATGATGAATCAAGTCGATGTTATTGCAGTTTCCCACAATAAGATTTTAAGGTTGTCTTAATAATATGATTAATGACGTACAAGATTATTTGTAAATTATACGACATCAACCACCTATCAAGGTGCCTATGAGACATAATCCCAAGAACCCAGTGCTGTTCCTGAGCTTCAGAATTACGCTGATGGAGAATCACTCCATCCTCTACGGATATGAAATCCGC